TTATTTCAGAACTTCTGGAGCTTTTCCAGGAATTGGTGGTTCTGCTGTGTGTATGCCGATGACTCTTATTTCGCAATTGTTTAAACATTGGAGAGGTTCCATTGTTTTTCGGTTTCAAATTGTAGCATCAGCTTACCATAAGGGTAGGTTGAGGATTACTTATGATCCCTACTCTTGTTCTACTTTTCCTTCTGAAGATTATAACGTTGCTTACAATCGCGTTATTGATCTTGCAGAGGAAAGAGATTTTGAGCTCACTGTGAATTGGGCTCAACCTGAAGCTTGGAAAGAGGTTCCTGGCATCAACGGTTTATCAGTTTCACAACTGGTGAACGTTGCTGGCCTGTTGCCTCTTCCTGAGAATACTAATGGGATGTTGCAGTTGGCAGTGATTAATGAACTTACCACTCCCAACACAGCTCTAACTAGACCGGTTCAAATTAATGTTTTTGTTCGAGGCGGTCCAGATTTGGAGTTTGCAAACCCAACTGATGGAAATATTGATACGTTTTCTTATGGCAATCCTTCTAGCCCGGAGGATGCTTTGGGACGTGGTGCTTTGTTTATAGGAGATGATTCTATTAAGCCCGAGTCCGGTGAGGAAACTACCGATACTGAGTCAGCCGTTATTCAAGGAGATGGCGGCGATGATACTGAGAATTCACCTGTTGGCGTTGAAGGAATTAACGCTGTTGGTGGTCTTGAGATTCTTCCATCTGAAAATTCACTTATGATTTATATGGGTGAAAAAGTTACGTCTTTACGTTCGTTATTTAAGCGGTACAATTGGCACCAGTTGTTAGCAATTCCTGGTAGCAATAATAGTACTGTTATTATCAATTATTTGATGAATTTTCCAGCTTATAGGGGTTATGCTCTTGCAGCGCGTACAGTTGACGCTGTAGCGGCTCCCTATAACTACGTCAATAATACATACATGACTTGGTGTGTACCTGCCTTTTTGGGTTGGCGTGGTGGTATTCGTTGGAAGTATCATAATATTGGATTGGATAATCGAACGATGCTGACAGTGTCTCGTGACACTAGCAGTATCGAAGCTGATGGTCAGACTCAAACTGTCATCAGTTTTCGAAATAAGATTTCTCCTTGGGTAGCCGAAGATGGTTGTAAGGCACAAAATGGTCGTGCTGGAGCCTTGGCTACTCAGTGTTCTCCAGGTGGAGTTTCAGAGGTTGAATTACCTTTTTACTCTGAATTCCGCTTTGCACACACTCATGATTTAGGAGTTAATCATGTTTTAACCAATAAACCAAATGGATTTCATCATGCTGTTGAAGCGTGGTCACAATATGGTTCTACAGAAGTAACTCAAGCTCTCATTCGCACTTCTTGTGCGGTTGGAGAGGACTTTAGTTGTTTCTGGTTTATTAATTGTCCTACGTTTTATTCGTATGATGATCCACCTGCACCCACATCTTAATTGTATGTGGTTGCTTTGTATATTAGTGTATATTAGTATATGTATATTTATAGTTTTTGTATAGGCGTCGAAATACGCTTTGCAGACTTTACAAAACCTACGGGCGGCCCGTGGGTACCAACTTTGTTGGTGGTATTATTACCTCGCCGCGTCTTTTATTTGACTGAATTTGTCAATTAGCTGCACGTGGTAGTAATACCCGTGTACCTAGTTGGATTTATAGGTCGCAAATTTAAGGATGC